ACTAAATTTTCTACAATACGATCTCGAATATGAGCTGCAACCGAATAAGGGTCTTTCATAAATTTAATCAACGTATTCGCATTCACTTTTAACGCTTTGGAAGCAGCTAACATCTTCTCACTCGAATCTTCAATCATCCCGTGGATGTACGTGATCGCTTCACCGTAATTCTCACCCATGTATTTAAATGCCGTCTTGCTTATTCGTTCTTGATACGGGTCCTTAACGATAGTCCCTTCGATAGCATGTTCTTTTATAAATTCCAGTACTTCATTTGGCGTTTTGAAATGCATTGCTTGTTTAATGTCAGTTGTAAATTGATGCGTATATCGTGGATGGTTCTTTGCAAGATATCCCATCATGCTTGAGTAGTCCTTGATATGTTGGAAGTACCATTGTGGATATTTAGCATCTCGAATGACATGCATTTTTATATTATTCATGTGCATCTCTCCTTTGCTATTTTTTCTTCTAATTCATGGCCTGTGACACGTGTGACATGTGTGACACGTTTTTTCGAAAAATATAAAATATAAATATAAGAATGTTGATTTAATAGGCTTTTATACTTACTTTTTACTTTTTTATTAAAAAACATGTCACAGGTGTCACATATATATAAAAAAGTATCTATAAACGTTGATATAACAACATTTTGAAGTGTGACACCATTTTAAAAAAACGTGTCACATTGCTGGTACAACGCGTCACAAGTGTGACACGTTTTTAGTTTTGTGACACCAGTACGTGTCACAAATTAGGTAATAATTCTTTGATAACCTCTTATTAATTTTCCGTTGACTCTGAATCGTTCTTTTTTCCAATCTAGTAAATTATCCATAATGAAACTTATCTTCCGCGATAGCTTTTGGTCGTTCGATTCTTTATGGAACAGATTGAACATAATTTCCCTGGTAGCCACTCGATTTAGCGTTTGACCCCCTGAAGCCCAATCAGGACTATTTGCAAAATATTTAGTCGTATAAATATACTGATCAGTTGTTGTTCTACTTTCCCAATCCTTAGGAACGGGCATTTCTAGGTATTGAAGAATCTGAAGTTCAATCTCATCTCTGAACATGAATTGTTCACGGTATTCAACTAATTCCGCTTCTGTTTCTTCATCAAACATCAAATCCATACCGCTTTTATAAATGGTGACGGCTTCACCCCAAATTTGTTTCACGACTTCATCCGTTATCTTCATAGGATGCTTTTTCTGCTTGTCATTACTTGCTAGTACAGGCAAGAACCTGCGTTCACCTGTTTTATCCTTGAGGTATTCAACGTGATTGCTTGTTCGTGCTAGAACGAAATTCTTTGCGAACTCTTGCGTTCTGCGCATGTAGGGCTTTCTGAATCGTAAGCTCGTTTTTGAAATAAACGATTTCGTTTCTGCAAAACTCATGCGATCACTAGCGACCATTTCGTCATCATTTACGATTAGATGTTTTAGCATGATGTCGTAGTTGTCTTTGTTCGCAAAATCAGTGACTGCATCTGTGTACCAATGCCCACCTAGCTTTTGTAAGAACGAGGTCTTACCAACACCCTGCCCACCTACCAAGTCCAAAACGTAGTCAAATTTGACGTAAGGTTCATACACTTTGGCAACAGCACCTACCATCCACATTTCAGCGATTTTAGACACAAGAGGGTCTTGGTTAGCTCCTAGATAGACTTGCAGCATTTGTCCAATGCGTTTGCGTTTATCCCAGCCTTTTTCAGCTTCTTCCATATACTCTTTCACTGGATTGTAGGACCGTTCGGATAAGAAGGTTTCCATGCCATCTATCATCGCTTGAGATGTAAATGCTGCACCAGTGACATTCTCAAAATAAACTTTTACTACAGACTCAAAATTCGAAGGCAGCTCTCCTTTTTTTAGAAGCGTGTTTCCAAGTTGGATGTCTCTTGTTAATTCATGCTCCTGAGAAAATTCGTTATGCTTCAGATAGAGATTTAACTGATCATCAGCTCGAAATGCGTTTAACACATTTACTGGACTGTTCGTTTTTAATGTTCCATTGCTGTTTTTTATTGGTTCATAATCCTTATAAAAACTCACTACTTCGCCAATCACAATCACCTCCTGTCTTTGTTAATCATACTTACTACTGTTCTTTCTAATTCGTGCATCGATAGTGGATTTGGAGTATTGCTATTGGCTATCTTAGCTAACGTCAACACATCCATTTCGTCCACTCCTCGCCATAATAATCCGCCCACAAATTTAGCAAGCTTATCGTTTCGATTCCCTTCATCACCTAATCCGTTGGCAATGATTTCAAATAGTTCTGTCGTTTTAGTCTTTCCGGATGTTCTACTCTTACTAACCCACGACCGTAAACCGTCGCTGTAATCAAATTCACGTCCATTGGTGATTCTGTACTGCTGGATGATGGCTTCAATCAATGCTCTGGAGGGAGTAATCATCGTTCCTTTTTCGGGAGATTTTTCCATGTCCCATTCATATTGCCCTTTATCCGTAGCGGAAGGAGCAACCAACACATAATTGTTTTCATGCGCTTTGATATCCACTCCTGGAAGGAATCCAATCATTTGACTGATGTGGATATCATCGCGCTTGAAATAGAATAGGTGCTTGCCTCCTGATGCTGTCTTTGCTTGAAGTGTGGGTTCGATTAGGTTTAAATATTCCCAATTCTTCAACGAATCAAATCCACTGGTTTGTCCGTGCTTGTCAATATCAATCACGAAGAAGTTTGTAGTCCTTAGTGCGATGTTCGCATTTGGATATTGATTCCAAACTTCGTTAATTCCATCAGCATCAAGAGGTGGTTTATCCGCAAATTCAATTAATGGTCTTTTAGTCGTAGGACTAATCGGGATGACCGAGAACCCTTTTTGCTGATACAACAGCGCATATTCTTTCATTGAATGCATGAGATCACCTTATTTTTAGAAAGGTAAATCGTCTTCTTCTACAACAACTGTATTCATCGCATTTTCAGCATTTTCTTCAATATCATAGTTGCGATATACTTTGTCTTCTTTACCTTTTGTTTCTAGAATTTTCAATGTGAAGTAAGAACCAACTGCTTTACGTTCTAATGCATCGGCTAATGCTCTTCCGTCTTCGAAGTCGTTCTTCATAACCTTATCTCCAGATAGTTCAATGGCTTTTGTAAAGAATTTAATTGTTCGTTCTACTGACCAAGATAAGTCTTTACCGTTCCATTCAGATAATGTTCCAAAAGATGCATATTCAGTACGTCCGTTAAATTCGCCATCACGAACTTCGAATGTGAATCCTAGGCTTTCCCATCCACTTGGTGCAATGTTGAATTGCGCTCGTTTTAGAACCACTGTATAATCACCAGCTGGTAATGCTGCAGGTCCGTTCACACTATCTTTACGAGGGTCAAATCCATCTTCTTTAATTTTCTTTGCAATACTTAATAAACTCATTTTTCATTTCTCCTTTAGTTTTAAAATAATTCGTCTTCGTTATTAGAAACTTCAATTGTTTCTTGTTTTGTTGGTTTCGCAGTTTGCTTTGTTGTTGCTTGTTGTTTACGAGGTGGTTCAACAGCGCCTCTAATGGTTGATAAGATTTTCAAAATCGCTTTGTCATCAACCTGGTCTGCGTAATAAGTCTTACGTTTTCTGTCGACTTCACGGTTGTAGTTATTACCGATTTTTTCTGTATGGATCATTAAATCCGAATTCCCATTGATAAGGTTCACGTACTTATCTTTCAAGCTTGGTTTGTCTTTCGTAGCATTTCCGTTATCGTCATATTCTGAAATCTGACGGCTGATATAAATCACGTTCATTGGTAATGCTTTAAGGTCAATAACCAGTTCCGTAATTGCTTGGTTGAAGAAGTCGTAGCCTTTTCCGTATGGGATTTCTGACAAGGATTTTAATCGAGGTTTACCTGGTGGCGTTAGTTCATCACAAACAGCGATTTTAATCATCTCGATAACATCGTCGATAACATCGATTACGACTGTCTCGTATGAATGTTCTTGTGTTTGTAGAGCTAGTAAGATTTCTCCTAGTTGCTTAATCACTGAATTAGTGATTCGACCTGATTTGTCTTTATCATTTAATAGTTGGATACTTGGCACGCTGTTTGCTTCTGCGTTTCCATCTGTGTTTAGCACAATCGGATTTGGAAACTCGTTTGCTAGGTAAGATTTACCACTCATGGTCTCACCGTAAATGAAGTAATTCCGTGGTGTATCCTTTGGTACTTGTGGTTTATTTTCTGGAAGTTTAAACATCAGAACCCCTCCTTTTCAAACAAATAATCTACAGCAGATAATTTACTCAATAATTCATCTGTTTTCTCTTTGATTTTTTTTTGGATCACTTTTTCTTTTACATCTTCGAAATTTAAAAAATTATTTCTAGGATTTTTATCTTGCTCTTGATTAAAGACACCGAAATTAACACCGAAAGTAGCGAGTGGAATGTCTTTCCCGTCGATTTTGATAGTAATATGTTTGAAAATGGGATTACGGTACATTTGTTCTACAAAACCATTCCATTCTTTTTTAAACTCTTCTCTCGCTTTTTCTTCTATTCTTTTTTCTAAAAATGTTTTATCCACTTTTTCACCTTTCTTCGTAATAAAATTCAATCACGTTTACATCGTGTTGTTGTCTACTTCCTGTTATTCGCCATAACAATTGGCGGTAATCGTCATATCTGTC